TTTAGAAAGTTAACGAGTTCACGCTTACCCCCATAAAAGTCAATCTCCCGAAGCGAGTCGCTAGGGGAGAAATCCTTACTTGGAACACGTTCGTCCAAGAACTTAATCAAGTCTGTAGAGATAGGCGGTATATAGTCACTCATTGTTAACAGTCCTATTATGGGTCTGTTCATCTAACTGCCTTTGAAGATGAGCCAAAGCTCGCCATGCCATTGCCGCCCAATCACCCTCAAGCATGTGACGGAGAAGGGCATCAAGTTCATCCTTAGATTTGCTTTTATCCCACCATATATCCAAGGAATCTGGGTGATGCTGGATGTTACCCTTAACGGATTGCTTGGCGACTTCAACGAGCGCGTCTGGAAAATAACACAACAACCCCCGATACAAAGGGATCATCTTGCGCTCCTCGGCGGTTCCTTCGATATGGATGGTGTTATTCTTCATCTTTGAGTAGCTGTATTAGTTTGGCGCGTTTCGCTTTGAGCCTTAGAATGGCTTGGTCAAGAACGGCTATGTCCTCTTTGATGATTTGTTGGCGGGTTTCTTTTACGGTGTCCATAGTGTTATCTCCTTGGTGTCTTTATCGTAGTAACCATCACGAAGGATGAACGCCATGCGTGCATTAAGCAACGCTTCGTCCTCCCCCATTCCGGCTTTCTCATAAGCATTAACAACAGTCTGCCATTCTGCGCCCTCTTTATCAAGGAGCTTTTCAGCAGTCTTCAAGCCCACCCGAGGAACACCAAAGTATCCATCGGTGGCATCGCCGGCAAGCGTCTGGACAAGGTGCTGTCTGTCTGCTTCCTCCAAGGTCACGGTGCGTAGTTCGTCCTTAAGGAAGTTATACCAGATGCACGGGACGGTCGCGAAGTCTTTGTCTCCACTAACAATAATAGAACCTGGTTCACCGCTTCCAATAATCCCAAGGACATCATCGGCTTCCAAGCGTTGTTCGTGTTGGGTTTCCCATGTGTCACAAGCCCAGTCCCGCAAAGCACCGAGGCCAAGAGGGGTTCTCTTCTCGCGCCTGTGAGATTTGTAAAGAGGGTTGATCTCGTGACGGAAGGTGTAGCGATCTGAGAAGACCATTGTTACCTTGTCGCCTTCCTCCTCGTCCACCATAAGGATCTCGTTGATGCAGTCAGTGACCATAATGAAACAGTCCTTGAGATCCGAGAAGTCGGAGTGAACAGTGAAGATGTCATCATCCCACTTGATTTCTTTTTCGGCTGAGAACGCTGCCCTATAGAGAAGCATGTCGCCGTCGATGTATATTTTCTTACTCATAATTGTTAATGTGTTTCAGCCCAATTAGATCCTACTTTGTATTCACCGTCAAGACGGCATTTGAATTTCAACTCCTCGCCAGCCTTGGTAAGTGAATCACAGAACAACTTGCCGAGTTCCTCAGCGTGTTCCGGTAGACATGAGAACTGAACCTCGTCGTGGATGTTACCGTGGAGTTCGTAAGGTAGCTTTGCGTCACGCGCAAAAACAATCAAAGCCTTCTTCATCAGAATACTACCACTTGACTGAAGCAAAAGATTGAGTGACGAGTGAACGGAGCGACAGTGCAGCTTTCGTCCATCCAAGCCGCCTAACCATGTCTTCCCCTTGAGGGCTTGCTCGATGCTTTTCAACAGGCGAGCAATCGCTGGGGTATTACGCTTAAAGGTTTCCTTGATTCGTTTTCCTTCTCGTCTTCCTCCACCAACAATGTTTCCAACCAACTCATCTCCGGCTCCGTAAAGGAAAGCGTAGATCATTTTTTTAGCCTCGTCGCGTGACGGTAGACCAGCAGCGTGTTGGTTAGCGGTGTGGATGTCACCCTCAAGGATCGTCCTTCCGTATGCTCCGTTGTCGTAAGGGTGAAGGTAGTGGGCAAGACACCGTAGCTCCAAGGAGCTGGCATCAGCACCAACCAATACCTTACCTTCGGGAACCGTGAAGCACGATCTACATTCCGTTCCGTATGTCGCACGAACTGCTGGCACTTGGGCAACATTAGGGCGGGTGTGAGTGCATCGACCGGAGACCGCACCGTTGGTGTTAACCTCACCGTGTATGCGTCCATCCTTAACCATCTTTAACCATGCGTTACGACCCTCTGCGACTTGCCCCAAGCGTTTGGTGATTAACAGATACTCCAATAACATATCCGCTTCCGGTGTCTCCACGCCACGCAGAACCGCTTCGTCGATCTTCGGGCGCTTCCCTTCGTAGGCGTTGGGCTTCCACCCCATGTTCATCAAGCGTTCCGCTATCTGGTCACGACTGTTAGGGTTGAATGGAACGGTCTTGGTTTTGTTGCCAGTCTTAACAGCATCGTTGGCTAACACCTGTTTCAATCCTGCTTCCTTTAGGAGAAGCTTCAAGCCTCCCTTGGTAGCAGCATGATAGGTTTTCCCATCAACATCAACACTCCATCCCTTCGGTGTCTTCATCTCCTCCGTGGTCGCAGGGAACATATCTTGGAGTTCATCACGCATCTCTGCACGGCGAGCCATGAGAGTCTCAGTGAGATCATTGGCAGCATCCACATCGAAGGGCCATCCGTTCATTTCTTGAATGGTCATCAACTCCGCGAAGTCATGCTCCAGGTGTAACATCTCTGACGCTGGCTTCTGATCCATGAAGTGTTTGAAGAGAGATGCAGTCACACGAACGTCTTGCTCGCAGTAGTCCTCCATCTCTTGGCTCCACTGTGTCCAGTCCTCGGTCTCACCGTGGTCTGACTTCTGGTTACCTAAACGAAGACCCCATGCCTTAAGACTGTGGCGACCTCTAAGGTTCTTCGGGAACTCCTCTCCCATCGTCTTAACATCCTTTTCATAAAGGTCAGTAGAGATAACAGCAGACATGACCTTAGTGTCCACCACCTTCGCCTTGATCTCATAGCCCAGCTTACGAAGTGCCGGCGCATCAAAGTTAATGCTGTTGTGACCACAGATGTTGTAGGCTGAGTTAAGATAATCAACACCCTCTTGAAGATCCCCTTTGTGGGAGTTGAAGGATCGCATTGAGTTGGTCTCAGCGTTAAACACACTGATGCAGTGGAGGGTTGTTAATCCACCGAGAGTGGGCCAATGGTCAATGGCGTTGGTTTCGATGTCGAAGAATAGTATTTTTGTTTTCATAATTATTAGAGAGCTTCAAAGTTACACTCAGCCATACGACCGGTGAGAGGGTTAAAGGAAAGATTGTCGCACACTCCGGTCTCACCACTGAAGCGGTTCTTGAGAACACGGATTGCTGTAAGGTGCTTATGCTCAGTGTCTTGTTGGTTACGCTCCAAGCCCACCACCATGTCACTTAGCTGGGCAATCGCGGCTGATCCTCGGAGGTGTGCAAGACTGGTGCTGGTTCCTTCTTCATGTCCTCGTCCATCCGAGGGACGCTTAAGGTGGCTCACCAGGATCAACGCAATGCCACACTCCTCGACCAACGCACGGAGCTTGGTCATAAGGTTATCAATCATGCGGCGTTCGTCGCCATCTTGCATTCCACTAACAACAATGCTGACATGATCAAGAACAACATACTCAACATCCATCGCCTTCGCCATGTGCATGACATGTGACAACAGACGGTCGGCATCGAGGCTTCCCCAATGGTCGTATAACCACATCCTTCCCGAGCCTACTGTGTTGGTGTAAGCCTCATCAAACTCTAGGTCTTCATAGATGGACTCAGGGTCGAGGTGTAGTTGTTTCCCCATCTCCAATCCAACGATACCCAACGCAGTGCGCTCAATGGATTCCTCAAGGGCAATGTATCCCACGGACTTGTCAGTGGTGGTGAGGATGTGATGACAGATGATACGACAGATCTGCGACTTCCCTTGGCCCGACCCAGCACAAAAGGTAACAATCTCTCCCTTGCGTATTCCTCGGGTCATGTTGTTAAGACCATCGAATGGATAAGGGATGCTTTCGGTGTGCTTCGGGTTGACCAATCTTTCGTGGATGTCAGAGCCAGAAATAATCGCATCAGGTCTCCATGGGTTGGCTTGAAAGATCGCATGGATAACATCTTTGGATCTCTTGTTGACCAAGCATTCGTTGGCATCCTTTAACGGAAGACGGGCGACCTTGGCTTTCCCTGCTGGAAGAATACCAACAACATCCTCTACCGCTTTACGCCCTGGTTCATCCTCGTCGAACATAAGGATAACTTCTTCCCACTTCTCAAGCCATCTCAGGTTTTTCTTAAAGACATTAGCGGCTGATTGCGATCCAGTCGGAAGGGAGACCACAGCATATTTGTTCTCTTGAATCTGGCTAACACTCAAAGCATCAACCTCGCCTTCAGTAACAACTAACTTCCTTCCCCCCATCGGGTGTAGGTGTTGTCCATAGAATCGATCAGCAATCTTACCGAGGATCATGAACTGCTTGCCTTCAAATCTCAGCTTCTGTCCTACCAGTTTGCGGTCATCGTTATAGTAGTCAGCAATGTGACAGCACCGTCCTTTGTATTCACCGATGTGATATCGCATGTGGCGACAGGTGTCATGGGTTATGTGACGGGCGGGGATGTCGGAGTAACGTCCATTAAGGAACGTATCATCCGTTGAGTGTAGTGGTTTGTTTATTTTCATTTCAATTTTCGTTTGATTAGATGGTCGCTTGTAGGAGCCACATGAGTGGCAATACGTCGAGTCATCTTGGTTGATGCACAAGGCATCGCTTGAGCCGCACTCATCGCACGGCAAATGTGTTTGTTTATACATGGTGGTTGTTACCTAGTCGAACCAAGAACGTGGGATGCTATTCTCACACCAAAGGAATCCGTGTTTATCACACCAATCTCCATAGGTGGTCTTGCTCCGCTTGGTCAAGGTGTTAGAAGCTCGCATGAAGACGAACCTTATGTCCATCTCAGGGTGCTGCTTCTTGACCAACAGGTGCTTGGCACGGTCGCTCGCAAGGAACCGGCCCTTGGCCTCAAGCATAACACCATTCTCAAGAACGAAGTCAGGAGTGTAATGATGCTGCTTGAGATAGCCGATACGTTCGGTCTCGTAGCCGAAGCTGACCCCCGCACGCTCTAGTGCAAGGGCCAACCTCTTTTCAAATTTAGAACGGAACCTTGGCATCAGAACCGTTGTCATCAGTGAGCGCATCACCGAGGTCTTCGCTTACGAATCCTCCATCCTCTGAACCAAACCCGAAGGCTTCGCCGCCACCAGGATTGTATTCAACAAGCTCAATGAGTTGAGCCGCACGAAGTCTAAGGGTGTATCCAACGCCAAGCATCGGGCTGTTCCAAGAGTGTGGCTCAACGGACAGACGGAGCTTTGACCCGCTGCCAATGTTAGGAGGATCGTTAAGCTTCTTCCCAGTGCTGTCAAAGAGAGCGACCGAGAAGTTCAGAACACCCTTATTGGTTTCACGACGAGCTACTTGCTTGGCATACAACTCGTAGTCACCGTCATCATTCCGCTTGAGGGGTGGGCTATCGTGACGCTTAAGCTTCTTACCGTCAGCCTCTTTGCAGTGGCGTTCGTATTCGGCATCAAGCCAAGGCCCGACCTGAGCGTTAACGGAATTGTAGTCCTCTTCACTAAGGATGAGGCGGCAACTGAAAACCCCATTGTCATCGAACTTGGTGTCAGGCTCAATGAGTTTAGGGTATACGCTTTTCCCTACTGGGGTGGTTAGTTTTAGATTTTGGTTTTTCATCTTTTTTTGTGGTTTCTTTTTTGTGGTTTCCTCAGCTTTAATTGTTAGCTGAAAAAGTATTTGGAGTCCCGAAGGGTGTTAACATCAAAGGTTCCGTATTCGGGTAGGGGAGGTAGAGGCTCAACACTATTGTTCTGCCATTGTTCGGCGAGGCTTGCAAGAATATCTTTCGAGAACATGTCAGCAAAGCTGTCGCGTATGGACGATGCCAATACATCGCAGTTGTTACTATGGGTGGCAAAGCTATCGTGAATCATCGCGAAGTCATAAACCCCTCGGCGGTGTGCTTCGTTAGTAGTTAACACCAACCCAGCAGCATCCAAACTATGGACTACATTAGGAGCTACCCCGTTGCGTTGCTTGCGAGTGTCGAGTTCGTCGGTGCTGTCTTTGAATCTAACA